TTTAGGTGCGAATGTTCTGTGACTCGCCCACTTGTGTAGGCAAATACTAACCCCAATACCGAACAACAGCCATCCGCCTATTAGTGCTAATAAAAATAATTTCCAATTAAAGAAAAATATCAAAGTAATTGCACTACCCGCATAGGCAATGGCCTGTGCTATTTTTACCTTACTGTCATTGGTATATATTTTAGTTTCAAATAGTATATACAGTATTGGTAAACTAACCAATACCGCAGTCATAGCCCAACCGGGGGATAATGCTATCAACCCAGCAGCGATCAGGGCATATAACCCTAATATTATTAGGTGTGTAGATTGTTTGGTCATACGTATTCTCTTAAAAAATTATTAAAATTGCTAGTAGAATACCTACATACGGACGGCGTTATGTTGTTTTACAACAGTAAAAGGGTAACACACCCCAAGCGTCTAAGATACCGGCGTCAATAAGTCATTGGCGCTGCAATAATATTTATTCTATGTTGTAGATTCTGTGTTATTTCTATTGTTTTTTTGTGCTGATGCCGGGTCGCTGAACTTACGATTCTTTGCAGCCACTAATGCTGCTTCAGCATCGATCATCATCTTTTTATAAAAGTTACGGGCCACTGGATCAGTATATCCAGCTAGTTTATATTTTGTCACCCGTGACATGTTAAAATTTGCATTAGTTTTAGCCATATTATTTCCTATTTGAGTTTATTTAAATATTCTGCGCCAAATTTACCTTGGTCGATTTCACACAAAGCTTCAACCACTGATTTATTTGGGTAAGGCTTACGATTACCGTTTTTGTCTGCGATATTACGTGTAGTAGCAATCTCACGGGCACGCAAAGCGCCTGCTAAGATCATTTGAAATCTATTACCTTCAAATGGTTTGATGCAGTTGTCAATATTATATCGTTCTACGGTGTTTATAGCTTTCATTGAATACTCCATATGATTGAATTTACAGTTAAGTATAACAGATTATTACGTTAAGGTCAACTATTTACTGACACGGAAACTTACCGTTCCTTTGACTGGATTGCTTGCACTACCCTTGCTTTCTACTGATACTTGGCCATCAACTTTAGCTGGCCATAACACATAGGTTTCAAGTGTGCCTAGTTTGGTACCTTGTGTATATATTTGAACAAAGTTTTCACTTAGGACCTCTAACACGCAGGCTTGGAAATTTTTAATAGCACCTGCGTTTACGATACGCATAACTTCCTTGATAGTAACGTAGTGTAATACACCGCCGGGTGTTGTTTCATCTGCTAGTTTACGTTTGAATACAAAGCCATCAACGAATTTCTGCATCTTAGCTGGTAATGGTTTACGTTGTTTACGGCTGGCATTCACTGCATTTACTGTAGCCGTAACGTCCCATGGTAGCATTTTACTAAATTTTGGGTCAATGGCATCCGGATATTTTTGTGCTATATAATTCATTAAGTAGAATGGTTGCTCGATGGCACCAGTATTCTGACATAGTAAGATAAATTCGATTGCATCTTTGTATTGACGACGTTTTTTTAACTCTTCTGGAATTTTAAGTCCGCTGATCGCCGGAGCCGCACCGCCTGCTGATCCTTTGCTACTCATGTATATAGTATGCCCTGTTTCACTGTCTTGGATAGCAAAGCTGTCTGCTAAAGGTGTATTACTTTTACTTGGGAAGTACAGAGTGCTTGTGCCTAGATCGTTACCAATAAATTTTAAAAATGCTTCACGTTTAGGAAAGTCGGCTGTGCCTTTATACATAGCAAGGATACCTAAATATTCCCCAGCGTAGTCTACTAAAGCACGCATCTGTGGGCTGCTAAGTCCTTCTGGAACTTTAGGGTCTTTACCTGAGTTAATTTGTTTTGCACAGCTAATGATCGCCTGACCATATGTTCCTAGTGCGTTTAATTGTTCGCTAGTAGTGATTTTATTATATAAGTCTTTAACCTTAAATGCACCAGCACGTTGTAGGTCTTTAGCTGTAGCAAGATTAATATCTTTGATATCGGTAGTTTTAAATACTTGTGGTGGTTTAACTGGTAGGCCTTCTTTGCCTGCGGTATCGCTGACATCGACGTTTTGCCCTTGTGCTTGGGCAGGGCTACTTTGTCCACCAAATTCTGTAGTTTTTACTAGTTTGCTAGTACTGATAGTTTCACCGTCGACACCACGAACTAATAGTTGTCCTTTACTAGTAGGATCTAGTAGGAACTTTTTTAATTGTGGTAATTGCTTTTTATCGATGATAAAGTCTCTACCATCTTGTGTTACAAATGGGGACCCCGCTTGAACTTTGTGTATAAAGGCAGCGATTCTGCTTTGATATTTTTTAATCTCGCCTGTAGCAAGATTACCTATTTCTGTAATAAATTGATGTGCTCGCATGATATAGTATTTATCTACGTTCTATATCATCTTCGTTGCAGTCTATTCCGTATTGTATTTCAACTATTTTGCAGGGGGTATCATAAGGATTAAACAATCTATGCCATTGTTCAACGCTGACATGATGCGTTTGATGTTTAACCAACGGTAGTTGAATTGACTGATTTGACGGTAATGTATATTGCTCAACCATACAACGCCCATCAGCAATCATCCATTCTTCTGTACGATCATAATGTCGTTGCATGGTTAATGTTTTACCGGGTTCTATAGTAAGTTCTTTGACTTTAGTGCCAGGTACTTCATGTAAGACGCGATAGTATCCCCAGGGGCGTATAGTCTTGGGTGCTTTCCATTCTTCTAAGATCCAACTACTTGAATTCTTTTTATCTTCGCCGCCAACTTCGAATGCAAATTCTACGTCTTTAATCGTCATCTCCGGAATATTATCTTGTGTTCGATCCCCGCCATTGGCAAAGATAATCTGACTGTTAGGGTAAAGGGTTTTAACATTGTGTATGGCTTCTAGGGCAGTATCATCGTCGTCGTTGAATAGGATTACCCCGTCAACAAACTTAAGATTTTCAATGATAGCGACACGTTCAGGGCCAGGCATGAATGCGCGACCTTTCTTACGTGTTAACCAAGCATCGCTGTTGACCCCAACAATCAGTATATTACCTAACGTCTTTGCGGCTTTTAAGTATTCTATGTGTCCTGAATGTAGAGGATCAAAGCCACCTGTGCATAATACTACTCGATTAATCATTTTGATTTATAGCTTTTTCTTGGAGGGGGAGTAGTGTTAATTTTTAAAGGTTTAAGCAACTGTGTTTCTTTAGTTACTGCGGCTCTTTGTTTGATGGTAGTTTCAGTTGACTGTGTTGTTTCATTAAACACCCCATCAATCGTAGGAGTAAGATTTTCAGTTCCTGGTACAGGATGCCATTGACTAACATAGTCAATGAAATAGTTTTCTTTGTCCAACCACGGCATGACGATCTCTTCTTGTTTCAAATACCCGTGTGTGTTGATGCTAGATACTATGCTAGGATGTAGTAAATTTTTGTCTACTAGATCATACCAGTTGGTAGTTTCTGGATCCATCACTGGTACATCGGATTTATATACTGCCATCTGTATCCAAGGGTCACTGAATTTCTTTAATAGATAAGCATCGCGGCAGTCAAATCCATTGACCGTCAACATATAGATCAAACTAGTAGGAGTGTAATTAAAATAGCAACCATTATAAGTCCTACTGTAGTATCTATTATATTCAACTCCATTATACTGTGGAATTGATATCAACAACATACCATTGGTGGTCATGTAGCTATTCCACATGCGTAGAGTTTTTAAAGGATCTGTGCTGTAGTTCAAACTATCATGGGCCCACATTAGATCGATACTAACAGGAAATAGATTTTCCTTGTCATATGTGTCGCATATTTTGTTAATGTTTTTAAGGGCGGGGAGTTGAGATATTTTACCAGGATCCTTATCTACAGCGAAACAATTAAAATTATAAGGCTCTGGAGGATCATTATAGTTTTCTAAAGTTGCCCACCATTCAGTATCTTCTCCAATTCCGCACCCCATATCCGCAACTGTGCGTATACTTTCAAGGAACGTATCGTATTGTCGAATTGTTTCTAATATATGTGTTGCGTGTCTATTAGCCAATTGATGCGTCCTCCATGCCTGCTGTTCTTAAGCGTGTAACGTGACCAAGCATAAAGTTCTTGCTTTCAAGACCTTTCATGATACCCAACCATTTGTTACGCAATAGTGCTACTTCATTGATAATTGTTTCGAAGTCAATGACTTCGTCTTCACCGTCTACGTATTTTTCTACGTCACGACTAGTTAATGCCCGTTGATAGTTTTCTAGATATTTCTGGAAATGTGTCCTACGTATCTTACGCAGTTTAATATTAAGGTAATTGAGCACCGCTTCAACCTCTTGTAGTTGATTAAAGCGACGCTCAGTTATACCGGGCAGGCCAGCGAGATTTTTCTCTATGTTACCATAGACAGCAACTTCTCGTCGTGCTTCTTCTAATTCCTGTTCATAGTGTTGTATGAAATCAGGTATCGAATTAAGACTAGCTACTACTTTTGAATACCACATAAGTCCTCATATTTAATTAACCATGGAAAAAGCTCTCGCCATTTGGTATTTCTGCGTCGATCTAGCTCATCTAAATAAGTTATTAATTTTAGTGTTTCTTCTTTATTATATACGGAATTTTGAATATCAGCAATCACTCCTTGCATATGAGTTTTTGCATGATCTCCCCTCCATGTGTCTATTTCCATTAAATTTAATATGTTCTTAAAATCTTCCACAAACTCTTCTGCACCTAGTATCATTGGGTGCATATAACTAGGATAGATTGTAGTTTGAAAATAATGCTCGATCTTTCTATTTTTTGTCCAAGCTGCCATTAATTCTAATAATTCTGGCAAAGTTTTAATTGTAAGTACGGATATTGTATTATTAATATTTAATGTAATCCAACGCTCTGATATTAGATATTCAAAATTTTCTCGCCATTGCTTTAAATTTAGCCCATATCGAACAAATTCCTGCTGAGGTCCCCAACAATCAATGCTGGCAGTTATCTCAAGACGTTTAATTTTTTTGTTTATTATTAATTTTTTTATAATATCGATATAGTTTGTTAATTTATCTTGTGATATCATTAAATTGGTTACTATATTAAATTCCAATTTAGGGCAAGGATTATTATCAAAAAAATCAAGGAACGTGTCAAATTGTTTCTGATAAAACGGCTCCCCGCCCAATAGATGTAATCTTTCCAAAGTGTGTGCATTATCCTGCATCCACTGCCAAAATTTTTCCTGTATTTTATCGAAATTAGTTTCTTTTTTGTATGTAGATTCTAATACTAATCCGTTTTTTTCAAAACGCCCGTATTTTTTTAATTCATGATCTATACGTGAACTCAGTGAAGGAATACAATATACACAACTTAAATTACAAGTATTATCAATATAAACTTCTAATATTGTAGGATTTACTACGGTTGCTGTGGGATTTTGTTCTAATTCCACAGGTGATAAGTTTGGGACTTGTAAGAAAAATTGTCTATCACTCTGACCTACTCCTGTACGTTCAATGTTTTCACAATGCTGACATCCGGCCTGGGGCCATTCACCACGAAGCATAGTTTCACGCTGTTTTATTTTTTCAACAGTGTTGTGAAAATTAAACGATTCTATATCAAACGTTAATGGGTCAACCCTATGACAACTTTGTGTTGTTTTGGTCGCTAATGCGATCGTTGACCATGCCCATTTAAGTTGACAAGCAGTTTTAGTCTCTATAGGAAAATAACGTTTTTGTGGGGGGTTCACTAGTAATCATCACCGTCATTTTCTTCATCGGCGATTGCTTGATCTTCTTCATCGCCGAGATATTCTTTAACGGCACGACCTAGATAAGCATCAGTCCCACCAAAGGTTTTAAGTTCACTTTCAGTGATATTATGATCAGCCGCAACACTGATAACGTGATCAGCGGCAGCCTGGCGATCCTTAGGACCAATATACTCTTTACAAGTAAGCCAAACTTCACTAGCAATGTCTAATTCAATGCTCATTCTGCTATCTCCTCTTCTGTTTCTTCAACTACTTTTGATTCAGTACTTAGCAGGGTTACATTAGATGATAATTCTTTCATAACCTTATCTAAGCAACCATCTTCATTACGTTCCCAGGCTTTGCGGAATTGTTTAATAGCTGTTTTATCAGCAAAGGTATAGACTAAACTGTTACCCTCTTTCTTAAGCAAGTTCTTAGCTTCTAACATGTCTGTTAGTCCACTGTATGGACTCATACCAGTTTCATATGGAATTTCTACCTGTACACTTTCAAACGGTTTAGCATATCTAGTCTTCATGATCTTACAAGCAGCACGGATACCGTTAACTGTTGTGGTCTTATTACCATCAGCGTCTGTTTTAAGTTTAAGTTTACGCATAGCAACAACGATTGAACTTGCATAGATAAAGCCTTGGCCGCCACTAATCTTATCATCAGGATCAAACATGTCCTGACTAGCGTATGTATGGTTAGTACAAACTAATCCAAGATTTAGTGTGCCAAACATATTAACACAGTTACGGACCAGTGCCGTAAGTGCTTTAGGTTTACGACCCATATCACCCTTCATTTCACCTGCTTCAAACTGATTAACGTCTGTTGGTGTTAGCATCATACCTAAGCTGTCTAGAACAAACAACACTTTTGGGCGATCTTCTTCTGGTAGTGTGCGATACTCTTTAACAAAGTCACTAATTACTTTAGCTACATCATCAATCATAGCCATGTTAAGTTTTAGCAATTTGTCTTCTGTAGTATCTACACCAAGTGCGTGCAACCATGCCTCGTCAAGTGCGTTTTCTGTATCAATTAAGATTACATAAATGCCCTGTTCTTGTGCATGTCGTACAATATTACCTGAACAGATAAATGATTTACCTGCACCTGACTCTCCAGCAAACACTGTAACTTTACCCATCGGAATACCTCTTTCAAAATTGCCGGATAGTAAGTAGTTCAATGTGTAATTACCAGTGCTGATCCAATCGGTTGGATCATTAAATCCAATACCAAGTCCATCGATCGACTTAGTAATTGACTTTCTGAATTTACTAATATCAAATGGTTTTGCCATGTTTATTACCTCTTTAAATTAAAATAATTGATGCTCGATTATTATCTCGAGAATTTCTGTATAATATTTTTCGATACTCAACTAAATTTGTTGCCAAATCTGGTATATTTCCAATTGGTATCTGATTAGTTATTAATTTTACACTCTGTTTGCCTGCCCAGTCAAGAAATTCTTTGCTATATGGTATAGTCTGTGATTTTGACAGGTTCAAATGAAAACTAAATTCTAAATTTTCATAATTATAATGATCTTTATAAACTAAATCATCATCAAAATTAATAAATTTATCATAATACTGTCTGCCCACATACGTATACCCAAAAGAAAAATTAACTACATCATTATTTGAAACTAATGTATCAATGAATGGATTTGGAAATACTTCCCATTTCTTTTTGGCACTAAATTCTAAATTATCTTGTTCAAACGATCCTTCTAATCCATGCACACCGAGATTTACTTCTTCATACGGATATATGTAGCCTAACATCGTTAGTGCTTCGGCTAACTTTATTTCTCGAATTTCGTCAGGATATTTTTCATGTAGAATACTACCCAATCTTGCTTTATTGGGATCTGCATTGAATCTTAAATTATCTATATTTATAGTATGTTGTTGTGAAAAAACCCAATCGCAATGTAATTTATTTAGAAAATTTTGATCTAGATAGTCATCGAGATTATTTTTTTGTTCAAACAGAGTATCAATTAGATCATACATTACTTCATTGGATTTACTAATAGCCCAATGTAAGTGTGTAATTTTTGGATCGATCGCAGAAGCAAGTTTTCTATCATTTGAAAAAGAATTTTGTAAATCAGTATTAACTTTTTCAACAAAATATTGCATTAACTGTTCGTTATGCACAACTTTAAATGGTATAAAATCGCCAGTGTTTTTAAAAACTAATTGAAATCTCATATTATTCCTAATTAGAAAAGGCAGCGAATCTCGCTGCCTTACCATTCAACTAAGATGTCTTCTGACGGTTACGGATCATCGCTAGGATGTCTTCGGCACGTGCTGTTCCACCTGCTGGAGGTGTTGCAACTGGTGCTGTAGGAGCCGCAGGTGCTGCCTCGGTAACCACTGGAGCGACCACAGCTGGTGCAGTTTCAAATTCTTCATCTGCTGGTGCTGGTGTTGCTGTTTGTGCTACAGGTGTAGCTGATTCAGCTGAGACGATTGTTACGCCTCTTGGTTTGTAATAATTACCCCAACGTTCTGCGTCATATGCTTGACCATCTACACTTGCTTCAAACATTTCTTTCATAACTTTAAGTTCAACTTCGCTAGGTTTCTTAGGTAAGAAATCTTTCAAGTTGTATA